TAAGAAAGGTCTTCTAATGTTTGTTCCTAGTAATTGATCGTATACTGTAGAAGTACCAGCTGGTATTAATACACCATCGATGTTATCACCATTAACAAAGTTAGATGAACCACCTCTTAACGAAGCGTCGTTTAAGTATTTCCATGAAGTTTTATAGAAGTCATATGAACCTCTTCTAAATCCAGAGAAACCTAAGTTAAGCGCCATATCTTCAGAGTTTTCAAATACACCGTAAGATGTACCACCAGCTCCGTAAGAATTTTGCTGTGCTAACATATTGTCAAACAATAATTCAGTTTTTCTGTCTAAGAATAACATATTCTCTTCAATAGCTCCTTGGCTGTCTAATAATTGTAATACAGAATCAAAGTCTTGTAAAGATCCAGCATAACCAGAAAGTACGTTACCACCGTTGTTGATAGCAGCAAATAAACCTTCAGTACCGATCTGACCAGCGCCAGCACCAGCTAAGAAAGTTAAAGCAGCATCAGCACTAATTGTACCCGCTTGAGCAGGAGTAGCTAACTCACCTTCAATCATTGCCATTTCTAAATAATCTTCAAATCTTAATCTAGTTTCACCTTCAGCCTTTAAATACCATAAGTATCCAGAGTTACCATCTTCAGTAGCTACTTCAACCCAGCCGATTTGTGCTGTATCAGAACCAGATACTGCATATCTATCTCTGATGATAATTGGTTTGTTACTAAATACAGTTAACTGAGGCTCAATAGATTGACCAGAGTCATTGTTTAATGTAGAACCTTTACCAAATTCAGATCCGTAAACGAATACTTTTAATCCAGCTTTTGGAACAGCAGTTGCGTTAACAGCCGCTCTTGTATAAGGTATTACATCAAAGTTACCACCATTGTTTCCTGCAATACCACCGTTTGCACCTGATGCAGTAACGATAGCTTTTACAGTAAATGAAGGATCAGCAGGATCCATGATAACTACAGTTTGGCTTGGGAAAATTACGTTTCTAATTGTTCCTTGACCAGCAGCTGGAGATGCGTTAGCAATAGTTAATCTATTACCACCTTGTGCACCACCTACAGCTTGACAGCTTACATTGTCATAAGAGATATGTAATCTGTTTTGCTCAGACCAAATTACTTGGTCAGACATCATTGGCATTTCAGCGCCAACCATTCTTAAGAAGCCTCCAATCGTTCTGTTTCCATAACGCTCTACCTCGGCTTCATAAATTTCAGGTAGATATTG